CTAAGTTTCTAGCAAATATTTATCGTTACTTTTTCATATCTACCATAAGAGCGATGGAGCAGCTATGAGTATCTACGATAGGCGGGGCAACCCTGATGAGGACCTTGCTAACTACATTAAGTGGTGGCAAGAGCATAAGGACGAGATACCGCGTGATAATCTCGCGAAGAGAGCAGAGTTCTTTGAGACGGCGCTAAATAACATCCAGTATGTGCTGATCAGTATGTTAGCTGAGTTGCAGGATCGTAGACCTAAGGAGACAGGCCGTCTGTACGTCCCCACGAACTACCTTAGTAAGCACTAGGAGGTCATTATGGCACACCGTAAGATGGGCACGTTTGGCTTTGAAGAGGGCTTTCGTGCTGCTCCAACCGTAATTGGTAACAGGAGTACTAAGAAGGGTACTCTAACGAATAAACAGGCTGTAGCTGGGGCAGTTAAACGAGGTACTCTTAGTCCAGTGTTTAAGACAGAGGCTGAGGCAGAGGTCTTTGGAACATTTGTGCATGATCAGCCTCTCCCCGATCCTGCACATCATGGCGCTCACGAAGTGGTGCGTAAGAGGCGCGCACGTGGGAGGTCCAAGGCACGATGAGCCGAAAGCAGGAAACACGCCTTGCAAAGATCGCGAGGGGGCAGGTTTCGAGCCAACTGCACATATCACTGTTGGATGTCGTTGCATGGTTTGTTGCATCGGTTCGAGACTGATATCAAACAGGCTTTGATAGCCAGTACAGAGGAGTTTGACGATGGCGAGGAAGGACGACGAGAAGCCGGCTGATGAGGAAGTTGGCGGTGGCCCAGGTGAGGGTGATCCCTATAAAGCAGCAGAGGCGGCGACTGTAGAAATCCCTGCGGCGCTGACGGATGCGCTTACCAGCCTCGCCAGTGGTATGCAGAGCCTTACACAGAAAGTTGATGCACTAGAGCATCAGGCCCCTGTACAGGCCCCTACTACCGCATGTGTGACGAAGGTCGATCCTGCCGCCTCTGATGATCCGTATGGGGCCGTCGATTTTGACGGTCTGTTTGAAGACCCTAGCGCTACGATGCGAGGCTTCGGCAAGGTGATCGTGGGGGAGATGGCTAAGGAGCTTGATCGCCGCGATCAGATCAGCGCGACTGCCAACACAGAGCGCAATTTTTGGTCAACTTTTTATGAGGGCCATCCCGAGTTTAAGAGAGGTCAGGATCATGCTCTCATAGTGTCTATTGCTAATATACATTCAGGGGACCTAAAAACCCTGACACCAGAACAGTTCTCAGATAAGCTTGGGGACTGGACAAAGGAGGAAATCCTGCGTATAAGTAAGAGAGCTAGGTCTAGTAGTCGTCAGGTCGCTGAGACAGCGAATGCAGCGGCTGGTGGGCCTGAAGATAATGTTCAGCGAGGAGCCGAAGAGCCCGGTGATGACGACAAGGTTACAAGCATGAGTTCCATGCTTCGTCAGAGACGGGCCGCACGGCGAACCGCATCGAGGTAAGGGGACCACATGGCCCAATTTACATGGACTTTCGACGCCCCGACTGGCACGTACAAGTCTCATGCGATGTCAAAACGGCTGTATATGGCAGCGGTTGAAGACAGCGTTTTTATGGACCATGTGCGGCCTGTCGAAGGCTTTGGTAAGAAGATGGGTGAGACAGTCACACTTACCCGTATCCGTAACATTACCGAACCCACAACTGGAGTGTTGACCGAAGCGGAGCGCATCTCAGAAGATGACTTCGTGGTTAATACTCGTGCGATCACAGTGGTTGAGTTCGGTCGTGCAGTTCCATATACCAGCTTAGCTGATGACCTCTCTTGGTTCGATTTGGAGAGTCCCATCCAGAACAAGCTGCGTAACCAGCTTCGACTGACCCTGGATACCCGCATTGCTTCGGCATTCACGGGCGCACAGTTGAAGTACACGCCGACAGGTCTAGCTGCCGCAAGTACCGCTACGAATGGTACTGCTCCGGCATCCGCGTTGGCGAACCTGAATGTCTTCCACTTGGAAGAGGTTTACGACCTTCTATATGACACGTATCACACCCCACCCGCGCAGGGAGATGACTACATCGGCATCTTCCGTAATCGCGGTATCCGAGGCGTGAAGCGTGATCCCGCGTGGGAAGAGTGGCATAAGTACACCGATCCCGCAGCCAAGTTTAATGGTGAGGCTGGCCGTATTGAGCGTATTCGCCTGATCGGTACCAATCACGCTAACGCACTTGGCAACATCGGCACGAATAACGTCCTCGGTGAGGGTGTCGTGTTTGGTGAAGACGCAGTTGTTATGGCTGAAGTCCTGTCACCCGAACTTAGGGCGGCTATCCCCGATGACTTTGGTCGTTCAAAGGCAGTTGCTTGGTACGCTATCCTCGAGTTTGCAGAGGTCTGGAATACGGCTAATGCAGGTGAGGCTCGTATCATGCACTTCGCCTCTACTTAAGGTCCTGGGCGGACCGAGCTAACCGAGAGGAAGCTCAAATGGCATATACGCATAGCAAGTACGAAGTCGCTATGTCTCCAGTTCAGGCTATCTCAGCCTCTGGTGCTGCGACTACGGTAGATGGTGCTCTGATTGATGCTACGGGTGTTTCTGCTCGTTGGCGTCCTGGCTACGTACCCCACGTCATTAGGGGTGCTGCGGTCATGTCTAGTGCAACTGTCCAACATAATGCCGCTATCTCTATCGGATTTGAAGCGGATATTACTACGTTGGGTACGCCCACTAGGGTATTCACCATTGTTCTTCCAACTACTGCTGGACAGCATAAGTCGATCTTTTACACCCCCACGTTTGATATTGAGTTAGCACCGGGGATGTTGATGACGGCTAATGTGACGGCAGCGGCCACAGCGGCAGTGCGTGCTCAGATTACACTGTATGTTGAGCCGCGTTGGGAAGTTCCAGGCAACGTCACTTCGATGCTGTCAACTACCTAAGGAGGGTCTACCATGGCTGCATATACAGCTTCAGGCTGGACCGTCAACATTCTGCCTACGCTAGTTACTGGTTCACAAGACTGGCGTAGACAGGGGTGGATTATGGGTAAGCAGAGGCGTGTGCGTGTTCGTATGGACCTGAGTAACGCCACGGATGGTGCGCTGTATCCTTCCTCAGGGGGTATCCCCTTCCCAAGCCACCGTGCGACTACCCCTGGTGGGGATAGTTCGTATGGCATGGTCCAGCATCTTGACTACCTGATCGCCTACGGTGAAGGCTTTACTAACTCAGGTTTAGAGAGTAACCGTGTCTTGTGGAAGTATTCTCCTACCGCCCATGCAATCCGTGGGTTTGTAGGTCAGTATACGACCGCTGGTGTAGGTGGTCCAACTGAGCTTACTGAGCTACCTACTACATGGGGCGTTTCCTTGGCCGCAGCCTCTGGTCTTTCACTCTACTTTGAGGCCGTTGGATGGTAAAAAAGAAGACCTCTGAGGCCACTACTGAAGAGGTCGTCAATCCAGAGGGGGCCAATTTGGCCCCCTTATTGGATCGGCCTGAGAAGGTGGCTATTGTTGCACTAGGCTTTTCAAGCCCTGCATTCCTTCGCGATAATATGTCTATGCAGGGAATGAAAATGCCTTTCGATCAGATATGGACGCTGAACCGCGGAGTTCGTGGCATCGCCCATGACGTGCTATTTTGCATGGATGACTTTCGTTGGATCGAGAAAAAGGACCCTAACTACGCACAGTATCTTCGTGATCATGACAAGCCGATCATTACCTCAACTCCTTACTCTGACTATCCAACCTGTGTAGAGTATCCGCTTAATCAGGTTCTTGAGGCTATTCAGGATGATATCTTTACCGCGAATACTGTAGCTTATATGGTTGCCTATGCACTGTATATTGGAGTGAAGGAGCTATCTATTTATGGTGCGGACTTCTGTTATCCCAATGGGAACTTCGCTGAAGCTGGGGGTCAATCTGTCGCCTTCTTGCTAGGTAGGTCTAAAGAGTTCGGTATGTGGTATCGTATTCCCCAGGGCTCTACCTTGCTGTACTCGCATAAGGTTGTGCAGGTAGGTAATAAGTTGCAGCGTGTTTACTATGGCTATCATCGTAAGGAAGAGATGGCTAAGAAGGAGAAAGCTAATGGGTCTAAGCCTGAACAAAATCCACCCATACAAAGTGCAGAGCGGCCAAACAGTAATGGGCAAGCCGAACCCAGCCCTGTCCCTGTCCCAGGAGGGCGAGGCCCCCATATTCATTCAGGGGGGTAAGACCTACGGCTCTGACGGGGGTGTCATTGAGCGTGATAAGCTTCCTGAGTGGTTCTGGAAGCAGATCAAGAATGAGGCGATGAACCCGGTAGTGCTTGAAGAATGTGGATGGAAGCATACAGGAAGAGCGCCCCGTGCCAGAACTGCGACTAAGGAACTAACGGAGGCTCTAGAAGATGGCGGTAACTGAAGGATTTGTCGAGTGGATTTCCCCCGGCGTAGCCAAGATGCAGTGGACAGCTACGGCGGTAGGGATCGGTAACGCCCACTATGTCGGTGGCGCGATCAACATGACTGTGCAGTTCGATGGTATGCCGGCTGGCACGACCAGTATGCGGCTCGATGGTTCAAATACGCCCGCCAGGGCGACAGAGGCAGGAACATTCCTGCCACTAACGGACCCTACTGGGGGGACGCTGTTAACGCTGGCGAATCTCATTTCTGAGGTACAGGAGCGGCCACAGTGGATACAGCCTAACGTTACTACGGCCACTACTGCTACGGGTATTACCTGCACTGTCATTGCCACCTTCCGATGATGACCTATGGTGCAGGGGATATTCTGTTGCAATATCCTTGGAATTTGTAGATTGGGGCGCGCTTCGTGGCTAATCTTACAACATCGGGTGATCTCGTTGATGAGATACTGTTCCTGAATGGTGAGCCCACAGACGGCACGTCGGACTTTAACGAGAGGGCGCTCATCTATTTGAACAAAGCATATCAGGTCCTTGGTGTCTCTGGTGGTGGTGAGTTTGTAACCAATGCCTCATTCTCCGCATGGTGGTGGATGCGGGCAACCTCACCGGGGATTATCACACTCATCCCTGCCATCATCGCTGGCACAGTGAGCGTCACCAACAACAACACAGCCATTACCTTCTCTAGTGCTCCTACACCGGATACTGATAACTACTTCTTCAAAGTTGATAATCACGCTGATGTGTTCCGTATATCGGCTCATAATGCTGGTGCCGCAGGAGCAACATTAGACAGTATTTATACAGGAACTACGAACACTACAGCCGGGTATAGGCTATTCCAGCTTCGATATGACTTGCCTGCGGACTGTCTGGCTGTCATCGCTCCTATGCGCTCCTACCAGCGTGGGGAGCGTGAGGTCGATGGTATGGAGATTGACCAGATGGACCGAGAGTGGCCCCTGAATACGGTTACGCAGGGCCTCCCCCGCGCCTTCGCCGTGATACAGTCTGTCAGCGGTTTGATGACTGTACAGTTCTCGCACTATGGTGGGGATGGGTCAGATCAGACGGATTTCATGCGGCCAGATTTTGAGTATCTTACTACACTTACAGACCTGACTGATAGTGCATCGAACTTTCCTCTAGTACCGCGAGAGTATCGTCATATTCTATCGGACATGGGGGCCTATTATCTTGCTCTCGCTAAAGATGATAGCCGCGCAGGTGCTCACGCCACAGCCGCTTCAAATGGTATTAGTAGGATGATCAAGGAGAACATACGTCGTTGGTCAGCCTTCAGCCGTAGGGAGGGTAAAATCCTTCCGCGTATGAGTGGCTTACTGAGTACTCAGCGTGCTCTAAGAACAGAGAGCGGACACATTATAGGATAGAGAAGAGAGAATGAGCTTTCAGGGCCTCATAGCTGAAATACCCGTTGGCCAGGATGGTCTTACTGGTAACAAGAACTTGTCGCAGATCGCGCCGGGTGAATTGTTACAGGCCGAGGGCCTTACGTATCAAGGTGGGACACTCCAGAAGGAGGGGGGTGTCTCTACACTTGGTACGGTATCTGGTACACCAGCCATCGCTGGTGGTTATGATTGGGACTTCGATGGCGCAAATCAGAGGACCATTATCTTCACTAGTGCAGGGCAGCTTCTGAAGGATGGCCCTGCTGGTACGTTTGCCGCTACGAACGTGATGGTTAGTGGCCTTACTGCCACGGCTGGTGTGGCTCCAATGTTTGTGGAGTGTGGATTGGAGAGTGCCGCAGCTACGGATGTGGCCCATCTTGCTATGTTCTCGCCCGGTAATGTCGTGCAGATCATGGACACTGATCCTACCTCAGCCAATACAGGGAACATCAACACACCTCCCCTCGACTGGGCTAGTACTAATCAGCCGACGTTTGGCTTCGTACATGATTTTAGGCTGTGGGGTGGGGGTAATCCGAACGATCCTCACCGCATCTACGGTTCCTCGAATGGAGATCATGAGGACTTCGTTGGGGATCAGGCTCGCACACTGTCGATCTTCCCTGGTGAGAGCGAGCGGTTGGTTGGTGGAGTATCGTATAAGGGCCTTATGATCCTGTGGAAGTACCCCAGGGGTATCTACTACGTGGACACGCGGGACCCCACCACATGGACGATCAACCGTGTTACATTACAGGCTGGGTTGGCGAGCCCTCAAGCCTTCGCTCTGATTGATGATGACATTGTATTCGTCACGCCCGAGGGTACGATCCAAGTGCTGTCGGCTGTAGGTGATGAGTTCTCGAATATTAGCAATAGGGCGCTGTCAGACCTCCGGTTCATTGATGAGTTCCTCCGTGATAATGTGAACTTCGCGCAGATACGTCGATGCCGTGTGACGTACTACTCATCTAAACGTGAGTTGCACATTGCCCTGCCTGGCCTTGGTTCGACGGTTAACAACTTGAGGTTGGTTCTTGATCTGAATGATCGGAATAACCCAAAGTGGCGTGTCTCAAGTCGTGATACTCCGATCTCTATGTGGGAGCGGAAGGATACCAATGGCATCCCGAGGCTGGTTCATGGGGATAATGGAGGGGTCATTAATCTGATGGATCAGGATGCGCGCTCCAACAATGGAGTGGGCTATCCAGGGAGGTTTCAGACAGCTTATATTGACCTATCGTATATTGATCCTGTTATCGCCACTCGGCGCAAGGAGGGCCGGTTCCTCGAGTTGGTGGTAGAGCCCAAGGGGAACTGGAACCTTGCTGTTGAGGTGCGTTGGGATGGTAAACCTGGTGAGACACTTCAGTTTAACATGGGGACGACGGGCTCATCCTTAGGCTCCTTCGTACTTGGCACGAACTCGCTGGCTCAAGAGCAGACCGTTAACCGTAAAAGGCGGCTCACTGGTGGTGGCCGGAGGCTGTCGTTGGTTGGCTCGAATACTGGTGATAGCCAGGACTTCTCTGTCGCAAGGATGTTCCTTCACTACGCCCTAGGTGATGAGAGGATCACAGATGCATAATAAGCTACATGGGAAGGACGTGACTGCGCTAAAGAAGCGTTTCAATGATGCTCGCAAGCACGCGGCCATAAAGCACTTTGATTATGAGGTCTGTGGCCCAAAGGGGAATGTGGAAGAGGTTAAGTGTAAGATGTGCCCGGCTGTGCTGGTGGGTCTTGTGGTGGACGACAGATTTACGACGACAGAGCGCCGTGGTGCTCAGACGTTCGTTAAGGAGAAGCTGGTTCAAGTTCAGACCGCCGCGTATGAGACGGCCACTTTTGAGATGAGTGATGGCACGGCACACGAGACGCCTGTCTGCAAATCATGTAAGATGAAACTCCGGTCTGACCTTGCAATGGCTGACGCCGTCTATGCCACGGACCTGAACCGATTTTGGGAGCTTGATACGCCTGATGCATTGGGCCGGCAACGGATGGATTGGAAGGCGGCTCTGACGCTCAACGTAATCAAGGTGACATGATATGGCTGGTCTATACAATCATACGACACGCGCCTCGGGGCTGACCCTGACGGCAGCGATCTACAATGCGGATCATCAGAACCATATTGATAATCATGATCCAGAACAAATAGATGACTATTCATCTAATGTAGCGAATATGCGGACCACTACGAACCCTGGTGAAAATGGTTCTGAGAGTCTCGCCATAACGCTGGCTGCGGAGATTGAGAGAATACGCTTCCATCTTAATGAGCTTACTGGTGGAACACAGTGGTATAGTAGTCCTGAGATAGCCGCTTCTAAGGTAGCTATCGAGATGTTTACGTAGGAGACGGTAATGCCGGCATATAGCAAACAGTTTCTTAGTGCGTCAGGTCAGGCTCCTAATGGTCAGCCCATTGATGTTACTGGTATCCTCCCCTCAACTGCTAACGTAGTGCATACTTCATTGTCAGATAGTGGGTCCGGTCAGGTAGATGAAATTTGGGCCTGGGCCTATGTTCAACAGGATATCACGGCAGATCGAGAACTTAGGGTAGTCTGGGGAGCATCTACTGCGACTGGGCACTCTAATATCTTTCAGATGACCCACGTGATCCCAGGGGGATTGGGGCCACAACTAATTGTACCTGGGTGGCCCCTAAATAACGGCATGATCTGTCTTGCTTATGCAACGGTTGCAAGCGATGTGTCAATCCTTGGCTATGTGAATAGGGCTACATAGTATGCGTAGACGTGATCTTCATGCTGATCGGCTGCGGGACGGTAAAATCACGGGAACGACTTTAACCGGCACGACCAACAATACCGTCGTCACGATCACTGGAGCGAACGCGATCCAGGGTGAAGCGAATCTCACCTTCGATG